GGTGAAGAGTGGGCAGCGGCCGTGGGCTTACAAGAAGCCGGCAGGGTGGGGTGGTGCTTCGGCGTTGCAGCGCGAAGCGTTCGAGGAGCCTTGTTTCGATGATTAAGGAGATCGATTCGCTTCTTCGGTCGTGGGCACTGGACCTGCATTCGGATCTCTCAAGTGGAGGTCTCGCAGGTGGAAATATGGTCGCCATGATGATGGAGACCAATGGTCAACTGATTCGGGGACGACGTGCCTTCCGTGCGCCACTGGAGAGTTCGTTGGACATCGAACTGATCGTGAACAAGCATCTCGCGCCCGAGCTGGTGACGGTCGTGCGTGAGCACTACTGCACGCACGATGTGGATATGCGTTTGCGGTACGCCCATTGCGGTTGCGGCCGCGACACGTATTACCAGCGCTTGCACGACGCGCACCTGCAGATCTTCGGTGTGATGATGGGGATGGCTGCGTGACCCCAGGCATCGATCCGGTTGTGGTTGTCCCACTGGCCCGTCTTGTCTCGCTGCGTTTCGATGCAGTGGGACAGGTGCGGGCCTTGTCGTTGTTGGGCTGTCCCACCGTCCCGCCTAGTAGTGCCTCCCGCCCGTGTGAGCGTAGCGGGCGAGCACTACGCGCTTACGCGCGAACGCGTGTTCTTTAAAATTCTTCCTTTACACGAGAAAGAAGAAAGATAAGTAGGACAGTGGGGCGAAGCCCCGAATTTAGGCGCTCTCAGGTGTCCTACTTCGATTCTGAATAGTGGGACAGATGGGACGCCGCCGAAACAGCAGAATGCCGTGGTGGTGTATTCGCCGACATTCGCTAGGCGTTCACCCTGCGTTACCCACTTATTCACCGGGTGGCATTAAAACAGGGTTGCTGCCACCGGAATCGACCTGTAAAAAGTACTCATCTTCGATAGGTGCGACCGCAGAGAGCGGCAGGCACCACACCACCAAACCCGGCCATTGCGCCGGGTTTTTTGTTTGCAGCGATTTACGCCTGCAGAGATGTCCGAAGGTGCTTTCTGAGAAAAACGGCAGTGGCCAACAAAACCAATATACCGATGGCGGTGGCGTTCAGTACCACTGCACGTTCGAGATCGTATGCGCCTGTTTGGGTCGCCGCTTTGTAAAAGCTCTGAATGTGACTAAACATCAGGACGCCCAGGCTGCACCACACGGCAAATATTTTGAGATCGATGCGGCGCTCATCACTCATCGAAAAGTACGCAACTACAGCCGAAATAATGGATACCGCTAATGATGCTTTGTCCATTTCCTACCTCGTTTTGCATGGGTTCAAGAGCTGAGATTAAGACTCTCACTAACACCGAACAAGCGAATCGATCCATTTCTATTTGCCTCTGGAGTAGCAATGACAAACGAGCAACAAGCACTGGCAGAGATGCCGATCTGGTTAGTGATCGTCCTGGCTCTGGTCGGTGGCGTATCGGGAGAGATGTGGCGAGCCGACAAGGACGGGGCGCGAGGCTGGGCATTGCTGCGCCGGCTGGCACTTCGGTCTGGTGCCTGCATTGTCTGCGGGGTGTCGGCGATGATGCTGATGATCGCCGCCGGCATGACGATCTGGACGGCGGGCGCCTTGGGGTGCCTTACGGCGATGGCCGGTGCGGACGTAGCCATCGGGTTGTACGAACGCTGGGCTGCCAAGCGGCTTGGCCTTACCGAGTCGACATCGACCGACCGAACCTGAGAGGCAGGGGCGAGGGTGGGGCGCCGGTTTTCCGGGTCCTCCCCGAGGGCCGCCCCCTACACGGGTTACGGAACTCGCGGGATCTCTGCAGCTGAGAATTTGGCAGGGATGTCCGTCTTTTCAAAGGGTTAGATATGGGCAGATCAGTTAGCAAGGCCGACTTGAGCGAGATCGTCGGCCGTGATGAACGCACCCTGACCCGATGGCAGAACGACGGCATGCCTGTGACCGAGTTCGGCCTCGGTCGGGGCAACGAAAACCAGTACGACACCGAAGCCGTCATTCAATGGCTGATGCACCAGGCCGCACTCAACGGCAAAAAAGAATCTTCACGCGACCGGCTCGACCGGATCCGTGCCGACCGCGAAGAACTCGCGATGGCCAAGGATTTGGGCGAGGTTGTGATTGCGGCTGATCTGGTCGAGCGTTTCGAAGCCATGATCACCGCTGCCAAAGTGGAGCTGCTCAATTCCTTTCCGGACGCGTTAGCCGCCGAATTGTCGGCGCGCTACGACGTGGAAGTTGACGAGCAGCTTATTCGCGACCCCATTGAAGCCATCCTGAGGAGGCTTTCTGACTATGACAAGGATGATGCCCCGTCAGATGGATATTCTGACGAACCGGACGATTCGGAGGGCCTTGAGGAAGACGGCGACTAAAGCGCTGCGCGGCGCCTGCCGCAAGTGGGCACCGCCGCCCCGCATGAGCATTATCGAGTGGGCGGACAAGTACCGCTGGCTCGCACCGGAAGAAGCGGCACGCCCCGGCAAATATCGCTTTGACGTGACGCCTCACCTGATCTGGCCCGGTGGGCCATTGGAGGCACTGGACGATCCGACTGTTAGCGAGATCGTCGGACGCAAATCGGCGCAGGTTGCTTGGACTTCTGGCGTTCTGGGAAATGCCTTGGGCAAATGGATCGACATTGACCCGTCACCGATCCTGGTGTTGTTTCCCAAAGCCGAAGCGGCCAAACAGTACGTCGGCGAAAAGCTCGAACCGATGATCGAAGCCACGCCACGGCTGCGCAAGAAAGTCGACCTGCGCAGCCGCAAGCTTCAACAAAGGCAGGACTTCAAGCGTTTCCCTGGTGGCTTCCTGAAAATGGTTGGCTCCAACAGCCCGGCTAGCGTGAAGTCCACGCCAGTGCCACGGGTGGCCATTGAGGAACCGGACGACTGCAACCTCAACCTGCGTGGGCAGGGCGATAGCATCAAGCTGGCGAAGGAGCGACTTAAAACCTTTCGTCGTTCGAAAATCATCATCGGCGGCACACCGACCATCAAAGGTCTATCGGCCATCGATGCGGAGTTGGAGCTATCAGATAAGCGTGTTGGTTTGGTGCCCTGTCACGAGTGCGGGCAAGAGCACGCGCTGAACTTCGACAACCTGCACTGCGATGAGGATCCTGAGTACCAGCACGAGGTGTACGGCAAGAAGCGTCCGGAAAATACTTTCTACTCTTGCCCGCACTGCGGCGGGATCTGGGACGATAACCAGAAAAACGCCAACCTCAAGCACGGGCGCTGGTCAGCTACAGCAGAGTTTCGTGGTATCGCGGGCTACATCCTCAACGAGCTTTACGCGACGTTTTGGGGATCGCGCTTTGAGGTGCTGATGGAAAAGAAACTCCAGGCTGAGCACGCGGCGGCGCAGGGCAACATCGGCCCGATGATCGCCTTCGTCAACAGCTCCAAAGGCGAAAGCTACGAATACCAGAGCGATGCTCCGAAGACTGATGAACTGGAGAAGCGCGCCGAACCCTACGCGGAACTCACCGCACCCCAAGGTGTGCTTTTGGTCACCGTCGGCGTCGACGTGCAAGGCGACCGCTTGGCGCTAGTGATCACTGGATGGGGACGGGGTGAAGAGTCTTGGCGTCTGTATTGGGGCGAGCTGCACGGCAACCCCATCGATCCGCATGACGCTGTCTGGCAAGAGCTGGACAGGGTCATCTCCACACCGATTCCCATCGCAAGCGGCGCCCAACTGGCGGTGTCGGCGGTCAGCATCGACAGCTCTGACGGTAATACCAGCGATGCGGTTTATGCGTATGTGCGTGATCGTCAACGCTACAACGTCATGGCGATCAAAGGTGCTTCCGTTGACAGCCGCGACAAGGAGATTTTCACCAAGCCGCCGCAGTCGGTGGACACCTCGCAAGACAACACCAAGGCTGCCAAATACGGGCTGAGGGTCCACATCGTTGGCACGCACAAAGCCAAGACCTTGATCGACGGCCGACTTCGGCTGAAAGGCGCAGGGCCTGGCCGAATGCACTGGTATAGCGAGATCCGCTCGGACTACTACGAGCAGCTCACCAACGAAGTGCTGGCGCCGCACCCACGCAACCCCAGCAAGATGGTTTGGCAGAAAAAGGCCGGACGGCGCAACGAAGCGCTCGACTGCGAGGTGTACGCCTTGCATGCGGCGCGCAGTCTGAAAACCCACCTGCTGCGCGATCACGAATGGGATCAGCTGGAGCAGCAACTGCTACAGCCAACTCTGTTCACCACCGAACAACCGGTCGCACCGGTACCGCGCCGAGCCGTCGCTCGTGGACGGGGCACCCGCAGTCGCGCGGGCTACTAGGAAAACAAACATGACAGACGCACAACAGCGCCTCGCGGAAGTCCGGGCGGCGATCTCTGACGTCCTGAAGAAAGGTCAGCGCTTGCGTCGTGCGGATCGCGAACTGTATCGCGCCGAGCTGAACAGCCTTCGCCTGCTAGAGCAGCAATACGCGAAGGAGGTCGCGCTGGAACAGGCCCAACAACAGGGACGCGGCCGTAACCGCATCTCCTACATGAAGATCTGACTATGGGATTTTTTCGAAAAGACCCGGCCGAGTTGCTGATGCGTGAGGCGATCAAGCTCGCCAAGTCGGCAAACGAAGCCCGACCTATCGTCGCTCAAGGCGGCGGTGGCGGTGTTGAGACTCGGTGGCGCGGTGCCTCCCGGGTGCTGCGTAGCATGGCCAGCTGGATACCCGGTCTCGGCAGCCCGCGTCGAGATCTCGATCAGAACGAGCGGCGAATGCTGGTGGCTCGCTCGCGCGATGCTATGCGCAATCATCTGATCGCCCGTGCAGCCATTACCCGCTTGCGTACCAACGTGGTGGGCACCGGACTGGTTTGCCGCGCCCAAATCGACCATGACGCGCTTGGCCTCGACGAGCTGCAGGCCGATTCAATCAACGCTCAGCTTGATCGTTTGTGGTCGTTGTACGCCGATGACCCTCGGGAATGTGACGCCGAGGCGTCGCTCAATCACTACCAGCTACAGGCATTGGTGTTGATCTCGTCGATGGTAGGCGGCGATGTATTGGTGGCCAGTCCCGACGATGAGCGTCCTGGCTGTGTGTTCAGTACCCGGCTGCAATTGATCGAATCGGATCGCGTGTGCAACCCGGCTGGGCAACTGGATGGCGTCAACCTGGTGGACGGAGTCGAGTTTGATCGGCTCGGTGCGCCGTTGGCCTATCACGTCTGCAGCGGCTACCAGAACGAATACACCTCCGGCCAAGCGCTTAAGTGGGAACGGTTGCCGGCCTTCGGAGAAGCCACTGGCCGGCGCAGGGTGATGCACGTCATGGCCGACAAGGAGCGCCCAGGGCAGAAGCGAGGCGCGCCGTATCTGGCTCCGGTGCTGGAGCCGCTGCAAAAGTTGGAGCGCTACAGCAGTGCCGAACTGATGGCGGCGGTGATCTCGGCGATGTTCACCGTGTTCATCAAAAAGACCAATGACTTTCAGGTTGGCAATCTGCCGCTGACGGCACTGGCCAACGAAGGTGACGGCGTTGGAGGCGACACCACCGGCGATGGTGAGTTGGCCTTGGGCGAGGGCGCCATTGTCGATTTGGGCCAAGGTGAAGAGCCAGTGATCGCCAATCCTGCGCGACCCAACGCGCAATTCGATCCGTTCTTTACCGCCGTCGTTAAGGAAATCGGCGCCGCGCTCGAACAGCCAATGGAAGAGCTTTTGCTGCATTACAGCAGCAGCTATAGCGCTGCCCGCGCCGCCATGTTGCAGGCGTGGCGGTTCTACAGCCTGCGTCGTTGGTGGCTGATCTGTGACTTCTGTCAGCCCAGTCGAGAGCTGCTGATTGATGAAGCGGTGGCAAGGGGGCTGATCAAATTGCCGGGCTACGCCGATCCGGCCAAACGCAAAGCGTACTGCCAAGCGATCTGGATCGGTCCGGCCCGTGGCGCTATTGATGAACTGAAGGAGGCCAACGCCGCCGGCAAGCGCATTGAAATCGGCGTCAGCAATGAAACGCTGGAAACAGCCGCAATGACGGGTGAACCGTGGCAGCAGGTTTACCGACAGCGTGTTCGCGAGGTCGAGCAACGCCGCAAGGATGGCCTGCACGTCTTGCCCAAAGGGCGAGAACAGGAAACTCCACCGCCCAACAACCCCAACGAGGAATAACCATGCCCCGCGCATTTGAGCTGGCTGCATCGCAGCCTTGGCTGATGCTGCCTGGCGCCCTGGACAACCTGCTGACCATTGCAGATCGGATGGGCGATCCGGCAGCGCTGGAAACCCGCACCGGTATGCGGCTGGATAACAGTCGAACTGTGAGTGTGCGCAATGGCGTGGCCATCATTCCGATGGTCGGCCCGGTGTTTCGTTACGCCAATCTCTTCACTGAGATCAGCGGCGCGACGAGCACTCAGGTGTTAGCCACCGACCTGCAAACGGCGCTGGATGATCCCAAGGTCAGTGCAATCATCCTGAACATCGACAGCCCTGGCGGCGTAGCGGCTGGCATCAACGAGCTGGCCGACCAGATCCATTCGGCCCGTGATCGTAAACGCATTGTCGCCTACATCGGCGGCACTGGTGCCAGCGCCGCTTATTGGATTGCTTCAGCGGCCAGCGAGATCGTTATCGACGAAACCGCACTCGCTGGCAGCATCGGTGTAGTCGTCGAGGCTGTCGTCGGCGGTGAAGAAGCCAACGGTCGCAAGCGCTACCAGATCGTCAGTCGCAACGCGCCCAACAAGCGAGTGGATCTGGCCACCGAAGAAGGTCGGGCCAAGGTCGGCGAGACGGTCGACGCCATGGGCGACGTGTTCGTGGCCAAAGTGGCCCGCAACCTGGGGGTGGATCCTGAGCGCGTTCCCGAGATGGGCGACTTCGGCGGTTTGCGCGTGGGCGCCGCCGCCGTTGAGTCCGGCTTGGCCCATCGCCTTGGCTCACTCGAAACATTGATTACAGAACTGGCCAAACCGGCCGCAACCCAACCGAGGAAATACAACATGACCACCGTCAGCAGCACGGCGGAGTTGCGTGAGGCGCTGGCCGCCGGCACGGATCCGCAAACCATCGAGATCGCTCAAGCCGGTCAACCGGATCTTGAGAGTGTTCGCACCCAAAGCCGTGAGGAGGGTGCTACCGCCGAGCGACAGCGCATCACCGGTATCAACGCCATGGCCAGCAAGGGTTTCGAGACCGAGATCGCCGCCGCCATCGATGCCGGCACCTCGGTCGAGGCCACCGCTCTGCAGCTGTTTAAGGCGGCGCAGGATCGCGGTATTTCACTGAGTGCGATCAAGGCTGATGCCACCGGCGCGTCGACATCTACTCCGACGGGCGATGCGGCTCAGGGTGAACGTAAAGCAGTTGTGAACGCCATTGTTGAAGGCGCCTCGCGCCGCTGATTGGAGATCCTCATGAGTAATCCTGAAAGCCAAACCTACGTCCCCGACCAACTGTCGGCGGGCGCCTTTCCGGTGATCATCGATACCGTCGTGATTGCTTCCGGACAAAAACTCAACCGTGGCGCCGTCCTCGGTCAGGTCAAAACCAGTGGTGAGTTTGTCCTGGCCAAAGCGGCAGCAACTGATGGTTCCGAGACGCCACTGGCAATCCTCGATCAGGCCACCGATTCGACCAAAGGTGCGCAGATCGCGCCTATCCGCCTGACCGGCGAAGTGCTGGCCAGCCAACTCACTCTCGGCGAGGGCTTCACCCTGGCGCAGGCGAAAGCCGCGCTACGTGCCCTGAGTCTGTTCGTTCGTTAATTCGGAGTTCTAAATGGATATTTTTGATACCCGCACCATGCTCGAAGCGGTTGAGCAGATGCCGACTGCGCGCCGTTTTTTGTTGAACACGTTTTTCAACGGTGGCAGCCCAGTGACGTTCCCGACCAAAACGGTCGACATCGACATTATCAAGGGCAAGCGAAAAATGGCTCCCTTTGTTCACCCGCGTCTGCCTGGCAGTGTGTCGTTGCGTGAGGGCTACACCACCAGCAACTACACCCCGCCTTACATCCAACCCAAGCGCGAAACCACTGCCGAGTTGGTACTCAAGCGTTCGGCTGGTGACAACCCGTTTTCTTCGCGTACTCCATTGGAGCGGGCAGGGCAGTTGCTCGGCAAGGATCTGCGCGACTTGGACGATGAAATCGTACGCCGTGAGGAGTGGATGTGTGCTCAAGCTCTCACCACCGGCAAGGTGCGGGTGATCGGCGAAGGCGTGGACGACACCATCGACTTCCTGATGTCCAGTGATCACAAGATCAGCCTGGGCAGCGGACAATGGAACAGCTCTGACGGTGACCCTATTGCCAATCTGCGTGGCTGGAAACGCAAAATTGCCAAGGACTCTGGACGTACAGCCAACACCGTCGCCATGAGCGGTGAGGCACTGGATGCATTCCAGTCGAACGCGACGGTGATGAAACTGCTCAATACTCGCCGTGTGGATATGGGGCTGATCAAACCCGAGGAATTGCCCGACGGTGTGACGTACCTCGGCTATCTGAATGATCCGGGCGTCGACCTTTATGGCTATGACGAGTGGTACCTGGATGATGACGAAGAAGAACAGCCGATGATTCCGGCCGGCGGCCTGATTCTCGGTTCGACTTCGACGCGCAACGCCATGTTGTATGGCGCGATCCAGGATCTGGAAGCCGTGGAAAGCGGCTTGGTTGAAGCGGCGCGCTTCCCGAAAAGCTGGGTGACTCAAGAGCCAAGCGCTCGCTGGCTGAAGCTCCAGAGTGCAGCACTGGCTGGCCTGCTCGAACCGGACGCCTTCATCTACGCCAAGGTGGTGTGACATGGCCAAGAAAGCCGAATTTCTGGTGATTGATGGTTGCGTGCAGGATGGCCGCGTCGTTGTCGTAAAGGGCGAGCCATACAGTCCGCCGAATAAAGAAATCGAGGACTCGTTACTCGCTGAGGGGCGTATCGCCCCGCTCAAGGATCCGCGAGCACAAGAACTGCTGCGCCAACAGTCGGACGTTGCCAATGAGGACGAAGACAGCGGAGGTGAGTGATGGGCTTTCGCGAATTGAGCGACGACATGGATGCCCTGGTTCTGGATGGCTTGGGCGATATGGCAACGGTCGGCGGTCGAGAGATCGCCGGTTTCTTTTCTGCGCCTTGGTTGCAGCCACGCATGGGGCGAATCAACACAGCATTGCGCGAGCCGCAATTTGAGATTCGCGTCGTCGATGCTGCAGGTGTAGAGCCGGGACAGCTGGTGGTCGTTGATCTTGCAAAGCAAGACGGGGGAGGCCAGTACGATTTGGTCAAACTTGAACCAGATGGCTCCGGCTGGGTGGCGTTGCTATTGAGACCTAAAGCATGAGCGTTGGCAGTCACTTCAAACCCTCGGCCGGCGGCGGGATGATCTCGTTGCAGACATCGGCGGTAGACCTGAAAGCCTTTCAGGACTTTGCCAGCGTAGTGCCAAAAGCAGCGGCCAACGCACAGCGCCGAGCGATCAACAAAACCCTGCGCTGGCTGGCCACACAAATTGCCCGCGCCGTCGGTCGGCAGGAACGCATTGCGGTCGCTGCTGTGCGTCAGCGCCTGCGAGCCTACCCGGTCAGTGGCGGGGCCAACAGCGGCAAATTGTGGTTCGGTCTTAACGCCATGGAGGCCAGCCGCATCGGTCGGCCTCGACAGAGTCGCTCCGGTGTCTCGGTGGCAGGCCGGCGATTTCAGGGCGCGTTCTTCAAGAAGGTCTACGGCAACAGCGCAGACGTCTGGATTCGTACCGGCAGCAAGCACTTCAGGGCGAGCGACTATCCCGACAGCGATGTCAGTGGTGCGGTCGGCGCGAGTTCGGGCTGGATCGCCGAGCACGACAACCGCTTCCCGCTGGCTAAAGCCAAGGTGTCTCTGGAGCAGGCCCGACCACACTTCGAAAGCTGGGTGCGCAAAGCTGACGAACACCTGGTGCATGTCCTGCAGCAGGAACTCAATTTCGAAGTGCAGAAGCACTTGAAGGGGAAATGATGTGACGGATCAAGTTGACGAGCCGTTCAGTCTTGAACAGCTGTATCACGCCATCGAGCGGCGCATTCAGCAACACTTTCCGTGCCTACAGACGGTGTGCATGTGGCCGGATGATTTGGATCGCTTACCGCTGCCTGCGGTGCTGATCGAATTGGCCGAGATGGAGCCGGGTCTCGATCCGGGAACCGGTGAAACCGGTTTGACCTGCAAGTTCGAGGCGCGAGTGATCACCGATCCGATTCAGTCGGATCATCATCAACAAGCGGTGTTCCTGGCGGGCCACCTCGCAGCGTTGCTGCGCATGCAGTGCTGGGGCGTTGAGGTCGAGCCAGCCGAGTTCGTGCAGGCCATGCAGGACTGGACCAAACCCGAAC